CGCCTCGCCCGCGGGGACAATTAAATCGTCCCCGTAGACGTACACGTCCCGTCCTAGCGAACGGACGGAACGTGCTGTCGGGTACAGCCCTGCGATCCGGTGTCGAGAGGCGATGATGCCCACGAAGAACACCAAGGCTTCCACCGGGAAGCAGAGAGCGGAGCCCATCGACGCAAACTTCCGAAGGTCGAGAATTCGACTATCCGGAAGTTCAGCCCGTGTGGAGCGGCAAGCCTCGACCTGCGCCAGAAATTCCGGCGCAAGACGAAACAACCGCCTTACGTGGGCAAGAGAGACCCTGTCGCTCGCCTCGGACATGTCCAGAGTGGCAAGAGCCTTACTCTGGGAAGACTCGAGGGCAAGACGCTGGTTAACCGCTTGGTCCGTGAAGTTCACGTGGCCACGCGTTGCGGGCGCTTTTGCAATCGCCCTCACCAGCTCGCTCTTAAGTCCCTGCTGCAAGAACTGCATGCAGACAGGTTCAACAGCGATAACTCGGGGTCCCTTCTGCGTTTTAGGGACGAGCACAACCCGTGAAGGGGGCTCGTCTCCAGGCTCAATGAGTCGCGGCACCGACCACCCTTCCTCGGGTGTGGGATCTGTTGAGGATCCCCTAGCGAAGCGACGGACTGTAAAGCCCGCCTCCTCGCATCGCCGATGCCACGTCCGGAAACGCCACTTCTGGTTACCAGAAATGCGTTCCCGTGTTGCTCCCGGACCATGCTTGGGGGTGACCTCAGAGAGGTCAATCTCAAGACTGCCGACGACAATGTCGGCGACAGTCCCGAACCTCCGGAACAATTGGTCTCTGGAATCGGGACAAGCAACCTCATTTTCGCATTGAACGAAACCTTCGACCGCGGCGGCCAGTCTGGCATTGCTGCACAACCGGTCAACCTTCTTGCCGAAAAGGCAAATTTGCCTCACGGCACGAATGCAGTCGATCTTAGGCACGTCCAAGACCCGTCCATTCCGGTCAAACACATCGCGCAAGAGTCCCTGCAGGAATGCGGGAACTCCGGCCTTCTTACTCCTGCTGAAGGAGCTGAAGGACCCAGGAGCGATTTGGCCCTCGTCCAGACCTCTTTCGAAGTCTGAACAGAACCGGGGAAGGGTTAGGGTGATGAACCCATCGCCTTCGTGTCTGACCCTCTCGCGCAACGTTTCAACGTCGCGGGAGAGATCGGCGCAACACCTGCTGCCCGCTTCCGCGGTCAGCTCAGCCAAGAGGTCTACAAGGCTTTTCACGACACCACCTTTGTAGGAGGCAATCGTCCAGGGTGTCTGCCGAGGCAGCTACCCCAACCGTGTAGGACCAGCCAGGCCCTATCCCCCTCAAATCTCGCCGTTGGCGAGCTTCAGGAGATTGGCGGAACTCAGAAACCCGACCAGGGCATTGCCCAGGTTTTGGGCATC